GTCGATTTTCTCCCCAAACGGCGAAAAAATGGCCATGACCAGGGCGTTTTCGGTGCAGAATGGCGCGAAAGTGAAGCACCCGAACCGATTAGCGACGAAACGGACGATCAGCGCGATGGCCGCCGGCGGCCGACTCGAACCGATCGACCAGGCGGCCCAGGCGGCGGCCCTGACGTCGGCCGACCTGCTCGACGCCGCCGTGGCGGATCCCGACCAGCCCACCTACGCCAAGGCGGCCGCCATCCGCGCGCACCTGGCCGCGCTGGCGACCCTGACCGGGAAGGAGGCGGCCGACGTCGACGAAGGGATCTCAGCAGTTATCCGAGCGTTGTCGACCCCGCTGGGCCACCCCGAGAACTAGCCGGCCCAGTCTGGGGCCGCGGGCGGCCGCGCTGGCGGCCAGCTACGGCCAGCCGCTGATGCCCTGGCAGTTCGAGGTCGTCGACGTGGCGCTAGAGATCGACCCGGCGACGAACCTGCCCGCCTATCGCCAGGTCGGCGTGACCGTGCCGCGCCGATCCGGTAAGACGACGCTGTTTCTGGCCGTCCAGGTCGACCGATCGCTGGGCTGGGGTCCGACCCAGCGCACCCTGTATACGGCGCAGGATCGCCAGAACAGTCGGGCCAAGTGGGAAGAACAGGTCGCGCTGTTGGCCGACTCGCCGCTGGCCGGCCTGATGAAAAACCGCTGGCGCGTCGGCGAGGAACGCACCCGCTGGACGCCCACGGGTTCGACCTGGGCGATCACGGCCAGCGGCGAAACGTCGGGCCACGGGTTCGACCTGGACCTGGGCCTAATAGATGAAACATGGGCACACCGCGACACGCGGCTGATCCAGGCGTTCCGCCCGGCCATGATGTCGAGGCCCGCGGCTCAACTGTGGTGGGCGTCGACGATGGGCACCGACGAGTCGATGCTGATGAACGAGCTGGTCGACGACGGCCGCGCCCGTGTCGACGCCGGCGCCACGTCGGGCGTCGCGTATTTCGAGTGGTCGGCCGGCGACGACGACGACCCCGACGACCCGACGACCTGGTGGCGCTGTATGCCCGCCCTGGGCGTGACCGTGACCGAGGACGTCATACGGGCTGACCATGACAGCCTGGACCCCGCCGAGTTCGCCCGTGCCTACCTGAACCGGCGCGCCACGATGGGGCGGCCCGTGATCCCGACGCCCAGCTGGGCGGCGTGCCGTGAACCCCGCTCGCAACTGCGCGGGCTGGCTTGCTTTGCGCTCGACGCCACGCCCGACCGATCCTTCGCCGCCATCGGCGTCGCCGGCTGGCGCGAGGACCGCCGGCGCCACGTCGAGGTCGTCGAGCACCAGCCCGGCACCGACTGGGTCGTGGCCCGCTGTAAAGCCCTGTGCGACCGCTGGGCGCCGCTGCCGGTAGTGATCGACCCCGGCGGCCCGTCTGGGTCGTTCGGCGTCGACCTGGCGGCCGCTGGCGTGCCCACGCTGGCGATCTCGACCCGCGAATACGGCCAGGCCTGCGCCCAGTTCTTCGACGCCGTCATGGCCAGCGAGGTCGCGCACCTCGACCAGCCCGTTCTGAACGCCGCCGTCAACAGCGCGCGCCGGCGCGTCATGGGCGACGCCTGGGCCTGGGCGCGGCGCCAGGGCGGCGACATATCGCCCCTGGTGGCCGTGACCCTGGCACACTGGGCGCTGGTGAAGGCCGGCCAAGGCGAACCCCAGATCTTGTGAGACTCCTACCCGGCCGCCGGCGCTTAGAACAGCGGTCGAGTCCGAACGTGGCGCCGGCCGGCTTGCCACCATCGGCCGCGGCGACGACGGGTTTCGTCCCTGGCCCAGAACAGACGTTCCCCGCGCCGCTGAACCTGCCCCAGCCCAGCGAAACGCAGGCGCTGAGTGTTCCGCCGTTCTGGCGCGGTCACGCGTACGTCTGTGGCACGGTCGGCATGTTGCCCGCCGTCGCCTACCGTGGCACCGACCAGGTCGACCCCCAGCCGCCCGTGCTGGTCCAACCTGACCCCAATCAGACGCCGATGGCGTTCTGGGCCGGCGTGACCGACTCGCTGACCCTGTACGGAAACGCGATCTGCCTGGTGACGTCGCGAACGAACCTGGGCTACCCGCTGACGCTGAAACCGATCCACCCCACGCTGGCCGCGGTGCGTTTCACGGGGAACCCGATGGCGCCGACGATCGCCGCCTGGTACATAGCCGGCCAGCTCTACGACCCCAGCGACGTCTGGCACGTCAAAAGCCATTTAGGGCGCGCCGGCTGGCCGCTGGGCCGCGGGCTGATGGACGTGAACGCGGACGCCATCGCGTTGCAGGTGGCGTTACAGGGCTACGCGGCGCGGTTCTTCGCCACGGGCGGCACGCCTAGCGGCGTGCTGAAAATCCACCGGCCCGAGATCACCCAGGAACAGGCCAGCGAGGCGAAGGCGAATTGGATCTCGAAGTTCGCCGGCACGCCAGGGATCGCCGTGATGAACGAGCTGACCGATTTCACGCCCGTGTCGTGGAACATGGTCGACGCCCAGGGGATCGAGTCGCGCCAGTTCTCACTGATCGACGCCGCGCTGCTGTGGGGCCTGCCACCGTCAAAGCTGGGCGCGTCGGTCGGCGGCGGCACCTATAAGAACGCCCAGATGGAAGAAGTGCAGGCCCGTAACGACGCCGTCGCGCCCTGGACGACGCTGCTGGCCCAGTCGGCCAGCCTCGAACTGTTGCCCCGTGGCCAGAATTGCGAATGGGATCTGATGGCCGCCATTGAGGCCGACACCCTGACGAAATATCAGGCCTACCAGTTCGCCCTGGGCGGCCCTGGGCCGGCGTCCCAGTGGATGCTGGTCGACGAGATCCGCGCCCGCGAGAACCTCGACCCGATGGGCATGGTGGCCGACGAGCTGGGCGTGCCGAACCCGCTGGCCACAGACGAACCCGAACCCGAACCGACGCCGGCGCCCGACACCCCGCCCGTGCCGGCGCTCATGCCAGCGCACACCCCGAACGACTACCCGGCCGGCCAGCCCGTCGCCGCCATCGGCGCGGGTTCCGGCGCGCTACCGACCGAAGGAACCTAAGCCCGTGACCATGACCCGCGACACCTGGACGACGGCCTACGTCAACGACCTACCCGACAGCGCGTTCTTACTGATCCTGCCCGGCGGCCACAAAGACAGCGAGGGAAAGACGATGCCGCGGTCGCTGCGTTATTTCCCCGTGCGCAACGCCGCCGGCGACGTCGACGAACCCCACGTCGCGAACGCCCTGGCGCGGATCCCGCAAGCCTCGACGCTGACGCCGGCCCAGCGGGCGGCCGCGATGGACAAGGCGAAGGCGCTGGCCAAGACGACGAACGTATCGGGCGCCAAAGGCGAATACACGGGTTCGGCCGGTAGCGGCCGGCACCGTGGCGCGCCGCGCGAGATCTTGACGCGCCAGTTCGAGGTCGAGCTGGAAATACGCGACGAAGGCGACGGCCGTACCCTGATCGGGCGCGCCGTGCCCTATGGCGAAACGATCAACCTCAAAGACGGCACCCGCGAATCGTTCGCGTACGGGGCGTTCCGCGATCAGATCGCCGCCGGCCAGGTCGGCCAGGTCAAGCTGTTCGACTCCCACGCGGCGCGCCTGGGCGGCCAACAGCCCATCGGAAAGACGGCGTCGCTGGCCGAAACCCAGCAGGGCCTGATGGGGTCGTGGCCGCTCTACAACACGACCAGGGCGGCCGACGCCTTAGAGCTGGTGCGAACCGGCGAGGTAACCGGGCTGTCGATCGGGTTCAGCCTGCCCGGCCGGGCGGCGACGTCCCAGGGACCGATGGGCGAACAGGTCCGCACGGCGGCCCATCTCGACCACGTCGTTCTGACCCACGAACCCGCCTATCCGACCGCACAGGTGACGGCGATCCGCGACGCCCGCCTGGGCGTGGCGGCGTTCCGGCGCGACCAGGCCCGACAGCGCGCGATCCTCGACCGCGTCGGCCTGCCCCTGTACCCTGGCGGCGACGGCTGAACCGTCCTGGGCTGAACCCCGTGAACTGACCGGGAACCGGCGAGAGGCGAACCGGCTGCTGGGCGAACTACCCCGCGCCCCGCGCCCAGGCGCCCATAGGCCTGTGGAGGTTTCCCATGCCGAACCGCCTACTCGACCGCCTGGCCGGCGACTACCGGACCCTGTCGGACAACTACGACGCCATCCTGGCCCGCTGTGACGAAGAAGGCCGCGACCCGACCGACGACGAGGCGACGAACCTCGACGGGCTGCGCTCCGAAATGCAACCCCTGGGCGACCGCCTGATCGAACTGCGCGAAACCGACGAACGCAGGTTCGCCGCCGTGCGCGCCATGACCGACGCGCCCACCCTCGACACCCGCGCCCTGGGCGCCGGCGACACCCACGTTCGAGTCGGCAACGAACCCGAGGTCTACCGGCGCGACGGCGGCCGCGACGACCCGCGGTTCTTCCGCGACCTGTTGCACGCCCAGCTCGACGGCGACCCCGACGCCGCCGACCGGCTGCGGCGCCATTCCCTGATGAACCGGGCCGCCGGCACGACCGGCACGTCGGCCGGTGTGATCCCGCCGACCTGGCTGTTCGAGGAATTCGCCATCATCGCCCACGGTGCGAGGCCCTGGGCCGACGCGATCCGGCGAGTCGGCATCACCGACGCCAACCCCGTGAACATCGGTGTTCAGGTGGCGCCAGGCGCGGCCGTCACGGCGCAGGCGTCCGAAAACACGATCCCCAACGACGGATCCTTCAATGTGAACCTGCTGACGACCAGCCCCAAGACCTACACGGGGAAGGTCGACGTGTCGCGCCAACTGCTCGACGGATCGAACCCGGCCGTCGACGGGATCGTGTACGCCGATTGCATGGGGTCATACAACGAGCAGATCGAACAGGCCGTCGTCGCCGCCATAAACGGCGCTACGGGGTTCGCGGCCGTCATCACCTACCCAGGCACGGCGCCCGTCTACGCCCAACTGTTCGACGCGTTCATCGACGCCGGCGCCAGTGTCCGCAAGCACCGGCACGCCCCGCCGAAGGTCGTTCTGTGCAGCGAAGGCGCCTGGGCCTATATCGGGAAGGAAAAGGACGCCCAGAACCGGCCATTCGTGACCACGGGCTACCACGGCCCGATGAACGCCTACGGCCTGGGGGATGCCGTCACCTACGGCCAGATCGCCGGCGAGGTCGTCGGGCTGCAAGTGATCCCCAGCTGGGCGGCGACCGATAACTTGCTGTACGTCGCCAAGGTCGACGACCTGCTGCTGTTGGAGTCGTCGACGTTCAATTTCCGTTATGAGGAAGTGCTAGGCCCCGAGTCGATCCGCCTGGGCGTCTGGGGCTACGCGGCGCCCGTCGTCGGCCGTTACCCGGCCGCGCTGGCCCAGATCAACGCAGGGACCACCATCCCGGCACCGACCGAAGTACGGGAACTGGCCGAACACGAACTGCCCACCGAGGCCCAGGCCGAGAACGAGGCCGAAGGCGCCGGTAGCGGCGAAGGCCCCGGCACCCCGCGCCGGCGCCGGTAGGGGATCCCGACAGATGGCGGCCGCCTGGCCACAGATCGCCGACGTGAAGCTGGTCCTACGGATCGACGACACGGCCGACGATGCGTTCGTAGGAACGTGCCTGGCGGCCGCCGTCGCCTGGGTCACCAGTCGGGTCGATGCCCGCTACTCGACGAGCGGCGCGCCCGAATTCCTGCCCGATCCGCTGTTCACGGCCGCCCAGGCCGAAGCGGCGCGCCTGTACCGGCGGCGCGACAGCGTCGACGGCACGATCGGCTGGGGCGATATGGGCGTCGTCCGCGTCGGCCCGAAGGATCCCGACATTGAAACCCTGCTGGCCCCGTATCTGGCCATCGTGTTCGCGTGACCCCGACCACGGCCACCGTCGCGCTGCCCCTGGCGCTCGAACTGCTGTTCTACCGAGGCGACGACGTCACCGTGACGTTCACGGCCGGCCCGTCGATCACGGGGTCGACGCTCGCCGCCCAGGTTTACGACGCCTACGGGAACGTCCTGGCGGCCATGACCGTGACCGCGGCCGGCCAGGCCGTGACGGCCAAGCTGGCCGGCGCGCTCTCCGCCGGCGTGCCGGCCGCCGGCGCCCGCTGGGACTGTCGGGCCACCAGCGCGGCCGGTACCGTCACCACGCTGGCCGCTGGGCGCGTGAGAACGCGTCCGTGACGTGGAACCGCCAAAGCGTCGCCGACGCCCTGGTGGGCGTTCTGGGGCCTGCTGTCGGCGTCACGGTCCACGAAAAGCCGCCCGAAGTGCTGAACCCGCCCTGCCTGGTCGTCGGGCGGCCCACGACTGTGACCTATGCCACGGCCGGCCTGGGGATCGACGAGGCCGAGCTGCCCGTCGTGATCGTCGGCGGGATCGAAACCGAAGATCGGATCGAAACCCTGAAAGTGGCCGCCCGTTCGGCCATCCTGGCCAACCCGTCGCTGGGCCTGGCGAACGTCACCGTCTGGCCGACCAGCGAACGGAACTGGCTGAACCGCACCGGCGCCGGCGGGATCCAACTGCTGACCGTCGAGCTGATCCTGACCGTGCAGGCGTGATGGGCGCGACCCAGGTGGATCTCGTCGGGATGGCCGCGCTGGCCAAAGACGGCCGACGCCTGACGACCAAGGCGGGCGCGCTGGATAAGGCCCTGTCGGCCGCCGGCCGTCAAGCCCTGGCGCCCGTGGCCGAGATCACGCGTTCACGGCTGCCCCAGGACACCGGCCGCCTGGCCGGCGACGTCCGCGTGGCGGCGACGAGGTCGGGCGCGGCGGTTCGCTTCGGTCGGTCGTCGATCCGTTACGCCGGCTGGGTCGAGTTCGGCGGCCATCGGCGCGTGCCCTGGGGATCGACCCGTGACTACCAGCCCCGCGGCCGCTACCTGTTCCCCGCGGCCCTGACCCTGGGCGCCCACGCCCAGCCGCTGTATTCGACGGCCACCCAGAAAGGCCTGGACAGTTTCAACTGGACGAACACGACAGACGACGCCGCCGGCGTCCACGACTAGGAAGGAAAACCGGCCATGCCTACCGCGACGAAGGACCGAAACGGCGAGGAACCGACGATTTACACGATGGGACCGTCGCCCGAACCGCTGGCCGCCGGCGACCTGACGCCGCCCACGGCGAACCCGCTGGTCCTGAACGACGCCTACTACACCCTGAACAATGTGAACCTGCGCTGCCTGGTCAAGCACATTGAGCTGGTGCCCGAGAACAAGCTGCAAACGGCGACGACCCTGTGCAGCGAGATCGACTACGTCGGCGTCACCAAGTGGCACCAGCGCGTCACCTTCTACCAGTCCTATGACAACGGGGCGACCTACCAGACGCTGAACGCGGCGTACCAGAACTGGCTGACGAACGCCCAGCCCTGCCAGTTCACGGCCCGCCCGCACAGTTCCCAGGTCGCCAGCGCCACGAACCCCGTCATATCGGGCCTGGTCGTGCCGATGCCGTTCGACCTGCTGATCGGCGACGCCGGCGTGCTGTCCGAAGTGGCGATCGACTGGAACATGACCGCGCCGCCCACCGTCAACATGGGCGCCGTGGCCGCCACCGGCGCCACGGCCGGCGCGCCCGGCTATTTCACGCCGCTGGGCTGCACGACGCCGGCGAACCTGGCCGCCCTGGCCGGCGTGACGGCGTCGCCGGCGGCGAACTGGGCGTCGGGCCAGTACGTCATTCTGGGCAACCTGACCGGCGCCAACTGGAACGGCACGGCCTGGGTCGACGGGGTCCACCCATGACCGGCCCGCTAGCCGACGCGCTCGAGGCGCCCGGCACAGACGGAACCGGGCCCGCCGGCGCCGACGAGCTCGCGGCGGCGGCCCAGGTTCCGCTGCCCGCGCTGGTGACCGTGACCCAGGCGTTTTCGGCCCGGCTGCCGTCCCAGCGGATCCTCGACCTGATGGCCCGGGCCGAACCCGATATCGCGTTCGGCGACCTGGCGGCGACCCAGCCGTTCCGCATCGTGGCGTTCCGCGCCCTGCTGCGCGATTTCCCTGGGCGCGACCCGACGAGTCTGTGGCTGCACGCGTACGACGTCGAGGTCGAGGTCGCCGACATAAACCCTACGAACAGACCATCGCCGACGCCCGCGCCAGGTTCTGCCACTACTGGCGACTGACACCCTGGGAGGTCGACGAGCTGGCCGACGAAGATTTCGCCGCGATGGTCCGAATGATGCAGGCCGAAGCCGCCGCGGTCGAACGCGCCCGTCGCGACGCCGAACGTAAGGCGAGGAGGTAACGCGTGCCCGCCGGCCCGTCTGTGATGGTGCGGGTTCTGGGGGACATAACCGGCCTGGGTAAATCGTTCGACGCCACGGCGGCCAAGGGGAAGCTGTCGGCCGACACGATCCATTCTTCGATGGGGACGATGCTCGACCGGCTGAATTCGGCCGGCGTCCTGGGCGAGTTCGGCGACACCTTGTCCCAGACGAACGACGCGCTGGGCAACATGGCCGGCAACACCGAGAAGGTCGCCGACAAGATGCTGGGCCTGGGCGGCGTGGCGCTGGCCGCCGGCGCCGCCCTGACCGCGATGGGGTCGAAGGACCAGGCGGCCCACCAGCAATTGCAGGCCGCCATCGCCGCGACTGGTCACTCATACGACCAGTACGGCGACAAGATCGAAGAAGCCATAAAGCACGAAGCGCATTTCGGCAACAGCGCGGCCGACACCCAGGACGCGCTGCGCGCGCTGACCACGGCCACGAACAGCCCGGCGAAGGCGCTCGACCTGCTCAACACGGCGACGAACCTGGCGGCCAGCCGCCACGAGTCTCTGACCAGCGCGGCGACACAGTTGGCCAAGGTCTACGACGGCAATACGAAGCTGCTCAAACAGTACGGGATCGCCGTCACGGCTACGGCCACGCCACAGAAGGAACTGACCACGGCCACGGCCGCCCACACGAAGGCCGTCCAGGCCCAGATGGCGGCGTCGAGATCCCTGCTCGAACTGCAAACGGCTGACGCGGCGTCAAAGACCGTGTCGGCGACTCAGACGCTGAAATTGCAGGACGCCCAGAACAAGCTGTCGGCGGCGAACCTGGTGGCCTACACGACGAACGAACAGGTCACGAAGGCCCAGAACGACGTGAAGAACGGCACGAACGCGAACGCCAAGGCGATCGCCGAGCTGGGCGCCAAGCTGGCCGGCCAGGCGTCGGCCCAGGCCGACACCTTCTCCGGCCGTATGAAGGCGCTACGGACCGAGATCGACAACGGCGCGGCATCGTTCGGCCAGAAATACGGCCCTGATCTGACGAAGGCCGGCGCCGCCCTGTCGGGCCTGGGCGGCGTGATAAAGGCCGTGCAGGCCGTTCAGACGCTGTTCACCACGACGACCGAAACGGCCACGGCGGCCACCGACGCCGCCACAGTCTCGAATGACGCGCTCGACGCGTCGCTGCTGGCGAACCCCATCGTCCTGATCGTGGCCGGGATCGCCGTCCTAATCGCCGCCATCGTGGCGATCGGATTGAAATTCGGCTGGTGGAAGGACGTCATAAACGACACCTGGGCGTTTATCAAAATTGCGTTCGCCGACGTCAAAGGGATTTTTATGGACGTTTGGAACTGGGTCGCGGCGAACTGGCCGCTGCTGCTGGCGATCCTTACCGGCCCGATCGGCCTGGCCGTGTATCTGATCGTTAGCAATTTCGGCAAGATCAAAGACGGGATCCAGGACGTGATCGACTGGATGGGCGTCCACGCCAGCGAAGTGTTCTCACCCCTGTGGGACGCGGCGAAGTTCGTTTGGAACGCCATCGCGAACGGCTGGAACGACACGATCGGGTCGCTGAATTTCTCTGTGCCCAGCTGGGTTCCGTTCGTCGGCGGTAAGACGTTCGGGTTCCCCAAGATCCCGACGCTCGAACAAGGCGGCTATGTCGCCGCGACCGGGCTGGCGCTGGTCCACGAAGGCGAAAACGTGATCCCCAAAGGCGGATTAGGTCCGGCCGTCCATATCGAACACTTGCACCTGGCGAACACCCTCGACGTCGACGCCTTTATGGCCCGCGTGGCGTTCCACACTCGACTGGCGCAACTGTGACCCTGGCGGCCGCCTACCCGCCGGCGACCCGCTGGGCCTGGCTGGACCTGTACGGCGACGGAACCGTGACCGTGCCCGTCGAGAACTACGCCGCCGGCTATTTCTGCTCGAACCTCGATCTGGGCGCGCCGGCCGTGCGCGCCGTTGTCACGAACCGGCCCGACACTGACGGCGAGGACGACCGGACCCAGTATTTCGCCGGCCGTGTCGTCACGATCAACATTTCGGCGTTCGCCGGCGCCGGCGCCCAGATCGACGCCGTACCGTCGCTGTTCGGGAAATTCATGGCGCCGTCTGCCCGGCCCGTGCTCCATTTCGTCCTGAACCGCCCAGGGGTCGCCGAACGGACCCTGACGCTGCGCCCGTCGACGTTCGCCTGGCCGATCTCGAACCCGTCCCAGCGCGACGTGCAATTGGTGTTCGAGGCGGCCGACCCGATCATTCGCGACGTCGCCACCCAAAGCGCGACGAGCTGGTCGGGATCGACCGGCGGCGGCCGTGCCTATCCGCTGACGTTCCCGCGCACCTACCCGGCCGGCGGATCCCAGGCGAACGCCACGATCTCGTCGGTCGGCGACGTCGCCGTGCGGCCGCTGCTGCGGATCTATGGCCCGATCACGACGCCAGTGGTCACGTTCAGCCCGACCAGCGGCACGGCCCAGGTGTTCGCGTTCGTGTCGGGCTATCAGATCCAAAGCGGCCATTTCGTCGCCGTCGACGCCCTGAACCGAACCGCCACCCTCGACGGCCTGGCGACCCAGTCGGTGCTGGGGTCGATCGACTGGTCGCGCTCGACCTGGCCGGCGCTGGCGCCGGCGCCGATCACCTGGACGATGGTGCTACAAGGCGACGCGACCGGCCTGGTGACGTCTGGGCTGACCCAGGTGCAGGCCACCTGGCACGACGGATACCTGACGTGACGGCGATCCTCGACGACGCCCCGACGCCGCTGGCCGCGCCCGGCACCTACCCAGTACCGCCCGGCCGCGGCCGCTGGCGCCTGACGCTGCACCGGCGCGATTTCAACCCGATAAACACGACGACGATTCAGGCGCTGCTGATCTCGGACCTACCGCGGGCGCGATCTCGAAAACTGGTGCAGGCCTGGTGCCAGCCGGCCAGCCTGACGTTCGACGTCGACGGAGCGGCGCCCGAGGCCGCGCTGATCTCCGAACTGGCCCACGACGTCATCGCGTGGCGCTGGGACGACACGAACGGCGTCGACGTGCCCGTGTTTCGCGGCGTCGTGAGCGGATCCCAGGACCAGCTCGACGAGTCGGCCCACGTCGTCACGTTCACCTGTCTGGACTACCTGGCCCTGTTGGCGCGGCGCTATATCACGAACCCGGCCGGCGTCACCTGGACGAGTCTCGACCAGGACGTGCTGGTGACGAACCTGCTGAACGCGGCGACCGGCGCCACGACCGGCGCCGGCGCGTCCCTGTCGCCTGGGTCACTGTTCCCGCTGTCCTGGTCGATGGTGAATCCCGGCGGATACTCCCGTTCGGCGTCGGGCCAGATCGTCACGCGCACCTATCAGGCCGGCCAGTCGATCGGCCAGGCGATCGACGAGCTGGCCAAGTGCGGCACGCCTGGCGGGTTCGACTACGCCGTGATCCCCAACCCTGGCAACTACGGCAACGGCTGGGCCGCGATGGCTGACGGGTTCCAGATCTATTACCCATCCCAGGGCGTGACGCGTACCGACGTCGCCCTGGTCTACGGCGCCAATGTGGCGAAGGTGCAGCGCCAGATCACCAGCGACGATTATGGGAACTATTGGTACTCGCTGGGGAACAATCAGTCGGCCAGCGCAGGGACGGCGGCGTTCTACGCCGACCAGGCCAACGCCGACGCCAGCGGAACCGTCGTCGGACTGTGGGCCGACGTCGACACCGGCAACGCCGACGTGATCCTGGCGGCGACGTTGCAGCAGAGAGTCGCCGGCGATCTCAACCGTATGGGCGTGCTGATCCCGACCTACACCCTGACGCTGCGCCCTGGTAGCTGGTATCTGAGTGGGCCGGGCGGCGCGGTCAGAAACGGGTTCGCCAACATGGGCGACACCGTGCCCCTGGTCGTCAAACACGGCCGGCTGAACGTGAACACGACCGTTCGAGTAATGGGGATCACCTACAACATCGGCGACGACGGCGACGAGAATGTCGACCTAGTGGTCGGGCGGCCGATTACGACGTTCGCCGACGTCTTAGGTGGGCCGGCGTCCGACGTCGAGGCCCTACTGAGGAGGTAAGCCGTGACCCGATACTCCCCGTTATGGCAACAGGCGAACAGCTACGCCGCCAGTCTCGACCGTGCCCTGATCTCGCTGCTGACGCCCGCCGGCGCGGGATCCACGGGCGGCGCCGTGACCGTCGTGTCTGGGACGATGAACGTATCGGTCGCGCCAGGGACGGCGATCGTCGCCCTGCAAGCCGGCCAGGGCGCGGCCCTGTGTCGCTGGGATGCGGCCGAAGTTGTGACGCTGGCGGCGGCGCCGCCCAGCGGCCAGTCGCGCGTCGACCTGATCGTGGCCCAGGTTCGAGATAACGCGCTGGACGCCGGCGGAAATAACGATTTCATCTTTACGGCCGTGACCGGCACGCCGGCGGCGTCGAACCCGGCCACGCCGGCCGTACCGACCAACGCCTACCCGATGGCCCAGGTTCTTGTGCCAGGCGCGGCGGCCAATCTGAACACGGCGACGATCACCGACCGGCGGATCCCGCTAGGCCCGCCGAACGCGCGGGTCTACCTGGCGGCGTCCGGTATCAGTGTGCCGAACGGCGCGCCCGGCCTGCTTATTCCGTTCGACACGGTCGACTGGGATCCGTGGCGCCTGTGGAACGCGGCGACGCATGTGTTTACCGCCCAGTGGGCCGGCCGCTGGCAGTTCAGCGGTCGAGCTGAGGTCACGTCGGGCGGCCTGTCCTATCGTGCATCGGTCGAGCTGTGGGTAAACGGCGCGCAGGCGCGGCGCGGCGCGGACAGTAATCAGACGACGAACGTGAACTACGCCAACAGCATCACCCAGATGCTGAACCTGAACGCCGGCGACACCGTGGCGCTCAACATATTCCAGACGTCGGGCGCCGCCCAGACGATGAACCCCAACGCTGTTTTCTCGACGTTCGAGGCGATCTACATAGGCGGCCGATAGAAAGGAACCCCACCCATGACTGAAACCGAACCCGAAAAGACCGAACCCGACGCCGGCGAGGACGAAAAGAATTTCGGCGACGAAGGCGCCGGCAAAGGCGACGAGGACGACGCCCCGAATGGCGCGGTTTAGCTGCGCCACCTGGCGGCCGATCGCCGCCAATACCGGCGGCTATCTCGAACCGATCGGCGCGCTGATGCACCAGCAGGTCGGTAACGGTTCGCTGTTCGGGTTCTTCTCGAACCCGGCCAGCGAAGTGTCGGCGCATTTCTGGCTGGCCAAAGACGGCCGGCGCGAACAGTACGTCGACACGAACACGGTCGCCTGGCACGCCCGCCACCTGAACGGGACCTATTGCGGCGTCGAATGTGAAGGGTTCCCCGACGAAGCCCTGACCGATGCCCAGCTGGGAGCGTTCGCCGACCTGATGGCCGAAGGGAACGAACGCCACGGCTGGCCGCTGATTCTGGCCGAGATCGTGCCCGACGCCGGCCTGGGTTATCACCGTATGCCCGGCGGCGTGAACACGGCCTGCCCGTCCCAGTTGCGCGTCGATCAGCGCGGAATAATTCTCGCGAAGGCCGGCGCGCCCACTACCAGCACACCGACGACAAGGAGGTCGTGCAACATGATTGCCAGCACCAGCACCGGCGAGGGTTACTGGACCGTGACCCGCGACGGCGCGATCGGCGCGTTCGGTGACGCCGAATATTGTGGCGGCGCGTTCGATCTCGACGAGGACGAACCCGGCCGGCAACCGATGGCGCCAGGGTCCGAGGTCGTCGGCATCGCCGGCCGCGGCACGAATGGATACTGGCTGTTCGCCAGCGACGGCGGCGTTATGGCGTTCGGGTCGGCCCAGTTCTACGGGCGGCCCGATCGGTTCTAGTGGATACGGCCCTAGCCATAGGCGAAGGCCTTTTAGCGTTCTGGCTGGGCGTGCTGACCGGCGCCGTGTGGGTTCACGTCACCCGTCGCCACGACCACTAGCCTGATCGCGTCGGGCGGCCAGGCCGGCGTGGATCCTCTCTCACAGTTCGGAAACCGCCGACCGGCCGCGCCGACCCTTACAGGCGAACGATCAGGTCGTCGAGGTCGACGACGTCGCGGCGCAGTTCGAGATCGCCGGCGTCGAGGCCGACGACGTCGAGTCCCCCGAAGCTGGCCGCCCGTAGGCGTGCCGACTCCGCGCCCGTCGTGTCTAAGACGACGTCGAGATAGCTGCTGTTCACTGTTCACCCCCTTCGATGGGTTCGTAGCGGGCGGGTTCGTTCGCCCGTTTCTTTGCGGCCCGTTCGCGCTGGTAGTCGCTGTTACAGGCTTTGCACCAGCTAAAGATCGTGCCGTTAGCGCGGTGTGTAAAGCTGGTGCGGTTCTTCACTTTCCCGCACCGCGGGCACCGTTTGCGGTTCGCTGGGATCTTCACCGTGACACCTTCCGCGTAACGAGGTTTTCCATGACGTCGGCCACGCCGGCGTCGACGACGTCGGCGGTACGGTGCCGGTAATAGCGCCAGACTGTTTCGGGCGTGTTCCCGAGCTGGTCGGCCACCTGGGCCACCGTGGCGCCGGCGTCGATCCCGTGCGACCCGACGCTGTGGCGTAGTTCGTGCGGAACCCGCGTCGGCCGGCCGTCGTCGTCGACGAACCCGGCGGCCGTGCAGACGTCGGCCCAGGCGCGGCGATAGCGCCCTGGATCGAGCGGGCGGCCGACGCTGTTCGGAAAGACGAGATCCCGCTGGCCGCTGTACGGGCTGGCGATCTTGTGGGCGCGCAACGCCCGCACGGTCGAGGCCGTCAGTGGAACGGTACGGCGTGAATTGTCGGTTTTCGTCGTGCCGATCTCCCAGGCGCCGTTTTCGGCGCGCCGATGGCCGCGGCGGATCGTCATGGTGCCGGCGTCGAGGTCGACGTCGGACCAGGCCAGCGCGCACAGTTCGCCGCGTCGGGCGCCCGTCGTTATGGCCGTTGTCCATAAAGCCTCGAACGGCGTGCCGGCGGCCGCGGCCAGTAGCGCCTGGGTGTCGGCGGCGCTGAACGCGGCACGTTCCGCCGGCGCGGCGCCGTTCGTCGGTAGGACCGATTCGGCCGCGTAGTTGCGCCCGACCTGGTCGTCGCGCACGGCCTGCGCGTAGATCTGGCGCAGGACCAGGCGAACGATCCGCACCGACGAACGCGCGTATTCGGCGCCCAGATCGGCCAGCCAGTTTTCGATCTTGCCCGGCTTGAAATCGACGACCCTACGGCCGCCCACGCGCTCGACGATCAGGTCGGCCGCCCAGCGGTATTGCTCGCGCGTCGACGGCGCCAGGTCCAGGCGTGGCAGGCGCTGGTCGCGCCAGTGTTCGGCGATCGTGCGCAGTTTCAGGTTCCGCGCCGGCGGCGTCGTGCCGGCGGCCGCGTGGCCGTGCAGCTCGCGTGCTTTGGCGCGGACGTCTGCTTTGGACGTGCCGCGCACCCAGCGCCGCGTGCCGTCTGCCATCGTGACGCCCAGGCGCCAGCGGCGGCCCGACCCGGTCGGCTGCGGGTTGTAATGCTCACCCATTACGCGGCCGCCCGACAATCGGCACAGGTCGCCGATATTCCTGTGATGGTCGAGTCGCCTGGCGTGATGCCAGGCGAGTAACAGCCGCCGGCCAGCGTGACGCGGCCGCACAGGGTCCGCGCCCGTAGGCCCAGCGCGCCGACGTCGCGCTGGCGGATTAGGTGAACGGCGCCGGCGTGGCCGACATATTCGAGAACGTCGCCGTTCACGCGGCGACCAGGCGCTGACCGTGGCCGATGCCCAACGCGCAACCGAAACGGTCGAAGCACGCGCGGCACAGGTAGCCCCAGCCGGCGCCAGGTATGCGCGCGTCGGCGAAGGCGTCGCCGTGGCCGGCGTCGAGATCACACGCGGGGATCGCGTGGACGATCACTGATTTAGACAATTGCTGTTCCTCTCTCACATGGTCGCGAAATGGTCGCGATTGGTCGCGATTCTAGCGCAGTTCGGCGCAGTTATGCGCACACCCTGACCAGGGAAAACGTCCCTGACCAGGGACGCGAGATTTACTGGGGGTCAAGAGGTCGCCGGTTCGAGTCCGGCCAGCCCGACGCCCTGATCAGGGAGTTTTCGCCGATCAGGGCCTACCCTTGGCCCCAATGGTCGCGAATGGTCGCGAATGGTCGCGGTAGGCTTGACGGCTACGCGGGTAGCGGCGCGAAGGTGCAGCAGACGGCGTCGGGCGTCTGTTGGGGAACGGGAGGTCGGCGCCAATGGTCGACACGAAGCGAAGGTCCAGGGCGGCTGCTCGACCGCTCGAACCCATCGTGCTGACGATCGACGACGTCCTGGCGCTGGTGCATGGCATCGGCGCCCGACGCCTGGCCGAAGTGACGGCGTCGGGAGAGCTGCCCAGTTTCCGCATGGGTCGCCGGCGCGTCTATCACCGTAGCGACGTCGAAAAATGGGTTGCGGATCAGCGCGGGGCGTGAACGTGCTGCTGTCGATGGCGAACCCCTGGCACGCGGACGGCCCGCGTACGGTGGCGGATCTCGAACTAACCCTGTTGGCCGGCACGCGGAAAATTGCATGGGTCCACGAACGCGCCGACAATCCTGGCGTTTCGATCACGAACGCCGCCGAACAGGTCGTCGCCACCGTGCGCGCCCTGTTCGGCGCCGACGTGCTGATCGTCGAGTGTTACGACGGCGACAGCTACGTCGAAGGCGGCCACAGTCGCGCCACCTATGACCTGGTCGACGCCGGCGGCGGTATCGCGTCCTGGCGTCACCTGGGCACGACCCAGCGCGACGCGCTCGACGTCCTGGGCACGCTATGACGCTGACGCCGGCGACGAACCGCGGCCGTCTGCTCGACACCTTGCGCGAACAGATCGCGCCCGAGGCGAACGACGAAGAACTGGCCTGGCTGGCCGCGGTCGGCCAGCGCCTAGATCTCGACCCGATCGCCGGCCAGCTAGTCCTGATCGGTCGCTGGGATAGCCGCATTGGTCGAAAGGTTCACCGGCCCCAGATCACCGTCGACGGCCGCCTACTACTGGCGCAACGCACCGGCGAATACAACGGCGCTGACGGCCCCGAATGGACCGGGCCGCGCAACGAGCGCGGCGAACACGACTGGGTCGAAGTGTGGGACGGCGATACGCCGCCACACGCGGCGCGCTGCATCGTGTACCGAAAAGGCCGCGACCACCCAGCGAACGGCACGGTTCGCTGGCAAGAGTTCGCCCAGTGGACCGGCACGCCGCCGCGCCTTATGCCGACCTGGGCGTCGATGCCGTCACACATGCTGGGAAAGGTCGCGCTGTCTCTGGGACTACGGCGCGCGTTCCCCGACGTGATCCCGGCCGATGCCGACGTCGACGACGATTTCGCACCGTATGAACGAGTCGAAGCTGACGGAAATGGGGAGATCGTCGGCCAGTCGGGTCGCGCCATAGATCCGCCCACCACCAGCGACCCGGCTGGCCCGACGCTGTCCGAGGACGACCCCGACGTCGTGGCGCTCAAAGCCCGAATAAACGGGTTCGACGCGTCCGACCGCGCCGACTGGCGGAACTACCTGGACGCCCAGAAATGGCGCTGGCCGCCGGCCGGCGTCGCCCAGCTGGGCGCCATGCAGCGCGAGGTCGAGCGGATCGCGCAAGCGGGCTGGGAACGCCGCGCGTCTTACGGCGAGGGGTCGCCCTACGACTGATGCCGCGCTGCCCGAACTGCGGGGTCGAACTGCACGTCGAGCTGGTCGCCGACGCTGCGGCGATCGAACAGGAGGACCGGACGAAGGCCCAAAGGTGGGCCGATCTCGAAGAACTGGCACTACTGACAGAAGCTGAACGAGAACACGAAAAATGACGGAGATCTGCCCGAACTGTGGCGCGCTGATGGTCGAGAACGACTCGCCCGCGGCGCGCCTTACCGCGCCAGGCGGATCGGAACGGATCTGGCAGGCCGGCGGAGTGAGTGAAGCCGTGACGCGTAGCGCAACGAACGACGTCGGCCATGTGGAAAACCTGGGGATCGCCGACCCGACCGCCCGAAGGCGGCGCGAGTCTAGGACGCTGCCACCACCAGCGCCACCGGACGAGTTCGCGCGAGAAATTGCCGAATTGCGCGCGCGCCTACGTCGCCCTGTACGCCTGTTTCGACCGCGGCCGCCGATATGAGCGCGCACGACGTCGCCGAGATCCACGTCGTCGCCTGCTGCTCCTGTGGCGCCCAGTTCGAGGCCCCGACCGAAACCCAGGCGCTCGACGACCTGGCCGACCACGTCCGCGCCTGTGACGAAGCCCGCGACCGTGACGACTGACACGATCACGTTCCACACCCCAGACGGCGACGTCACGATGCCCGTGGCACAGGCCGAGTCTTTGCAGGCCTGCGCCCGCGTGCTGCTCGAAGCCGGCGACTCGCCGACCTGGCATTTCAACGAATGCGGCTGCTGTATCGCCGTACACGAAAACGTCGAACACCCCAGCACGGCGTTTATCGTCGGCCGCGATGGTGGCGTCGACCTGATCCGGCTATGAGTACCCGCAAACACGGCGCGCGAACAGGGCATCGGCTAAAGGTTCTGCCGGCGGCGAAGATCCGCGGCGGCCAGATAATCGAATGGGCCGAACGTCGCTGGCGGGTTTCGTTCGTCGAACCGTGCTACCGCGGCCAACACCCGCGCCAGCGCGGTTCGCATCGGCCGGCGTTCGTGCTGCACGTTTGCGAGGTCGGCTGGGATCACGAACCTATGACGCTGCACTATTTCGCCGACGAGGACGTGACCGTTTGCGGCTGGTCGTTCGGCGCGACTGGTCCGCGATCGACTGAACGGCGGATCTTGTGAGTACGACCGCCTGGGCGATCGCCTACGGCGCCGGCGTCGTCGTGGCGTTCGCTGGCGGGTTCTTAGCGCGGCGAAAGTGACACGACTGTTCGCCTGGTGGCGTCGACGCCGGCGTCGACCGTTCGACTGGGTCACTGATTGCCCAGAACTGACCAGGGCGAAAGAGTGTCACGTTCGGATAGTCCGATAATGAACCCCTACGCGTCGATTGTTTACCAGCGCAACCGTCGAGCGTTACTAGCTG